CTGCAATTTAGTAGGAACTGAAGCATACTGACGATCATAATCTGCCTGTAGTGCTGTTACCAACTCTTTAGTCCAATCTAATACCATTTCAGGAATTGAACGTTGATAAAGAACATCAATAGGAAGAATTTCTTCAACTGATACCTCTTTAGTTGGCATAAAATCCTCCGTAGTGTGAATTGGTGGGAGAGACAAAACCCAAGTAAATTAGGTTTGTCTCTCACTATAAGGACACTTTAGTCGTCACCCCTTGTGTAAACTCAGCATAATATTGTTCCTCCAATCTATATGCTTCACATTCTCTCTTCATATCATCAGTTAACCCTAATATATCCTGAGCACAGTGTATTAACTCATGAAATAGTGTTTTAATGTATTCATCCTCATCTAAAGTTGCTTCAATATGTAACAAGAACTCATCACCATTCTTCTCTTGATATCCTTTCACGTTATCATCAGATAAGTCAGTATGATATATTTCCACCACATATTTACTTATAGGGTGATACTTAGACTCAAAGAATTGATACACATTACGTGCTAACTCTGAGTCAGTATATGCACCAGAAAAACATACTGTCATCGTGATTGTACCCCCATACTAAAATTTGCTTTGCTAAATCCTTCTCGGTTTACTATCTTAAATGTTCCATAATCATTCTGCAATACATAACCCTCATGGTCACACATTTCTTCACCAATGTAACATTCAATCGTATCCTCACAGTCAATATATGCAAACATATCCATCTTAATTGATTCCACTAATTTCCACAAACGTAGAACACTTATGTCGCATTCATTATCATATGCAATTGCTTCTAATGTAATATCATCCATCTCAATATCACTGCGAATACAGGCATTTAAATGCTTCTTAATCCGTGTGACTTGTTTATCACTAGGGAACTCGCATAATGTTGACATTTGACGCGCAAAGTTGCATAGGTCATGTATATCATCTCTGTGCTCATCAATTGTCACCCAGGGTTTCACAAATAGCACTTCATCATTACTTGGTAACGGTTTTGTTAAAGGAAATGCAAAAGAATCTCTTAGATCTTTCTGTGCTTTATATCCTGTATGAGGTGCAATTATTATGTTCTGTGTTACTATCTCATCGAAATAGTATGTGATAGTATTGGGTTGGTAGCATTCTTCACCACCAAATCCAATGAAATCACCTTGGATGATACTATCAACACGGGGAAGGTAATCAAAACAAGCATGAAGTATGTCACTGACTGGTTTTTGATGGTTTCTATCTATATCTTCATGCGATTCATTGATCTTGATTAACTTTTTGTTGAATACTGACTTAGTTCCTACAAAGAAATTACCCGTAGCGGGATTAGTACCCCATACTACTGCTGGAGCACCATCAATCTTTGCTGAAATCTTTCCATTGGCAGTAAACCAGTCCAGAACGGTCAAATCACCGTTTAGGATGGAATCTTCAGGGTGTTCAATGTGTGTGTTTTTCATAATCATAGTATAGAATAAAAAACCCCCTAAACGGGGGTTTTGTGGTCAGTTTGTCTTCTGTCCCTCCGTCTCATTGAATGCTCTATCGTATGATTCTTTGACATAATCAATAGTTTTTACAACAAATGGTTGAACAATGTTGTAACCTTTGACCATATCTTTCCAAAGTTCTTGAGTCTCCCAGAGATGGATTTCCCAGCGAACTTTGATATCAGCACGGTAATCTTCCAAAGAAAGATTAGGTTTTTCAGGGCGAATCTTTGAGGCGGTTGTTGATTCGGTCATGATTACACGAGGTTGAGTAACTTTATTTACCCGTACAACGTGTGACTTAATGACGGGTGTGGACTTTTTGACGGTTGCAGTTGCGCTTGAACGCGTTCTACGTTTTGTCATAGAGTGCCTAGTGTGGTTACACTATAAGGACACTTTAGGCGTCACCCCTTATGCTAATATAGTCTCTACCATTGCTGTTACTTTCTTTGCTGTACTTATTCCCACTCGATCATAAACAGGGATGGCAACTAGACCAAACTTCTTATCACTATCTCCAGTCCTAATTACCCTCCCTATTGTTTGATTAATGGCAATATGATTCATGTTACGCATAAACAATGCCGCTTCTAGTCCTGGCACGTTGATACCTTCAGAGAGAATACTGTGATGCAATACAACAAATTTCTTACCATCTTCAGCACCCCAAGTGTTAAGAACTTCAAAGAATGTCTCTCTATCTACACTCTTTCCATTAATATATGCACCTGTCTTCGCTGTTATATACATCCAAGAATAACCCCTGGATGCTAACTCTTTAGTGAAGTCAGTTTCATCTAATAGGTTAACTATCTGTGCTGTTCTTCTAGCACAAATTAATACCTTATCAACACCACATTCATCGATAGTTTCTATTAAATGCGTGGATTCTTTAGAGACTGGTGTTCTACCTGCCTCAGTCATTTCTAGGTCTTTAACTAACAATTTAGGTGGTAGAATATATCCACTGTCTATCAACTCACGAGGACTAATTCTCTCTAATTCTTCTCCGTAGACCTCCTTATCATCCATGCTAGGAGTTTCGATAGACTTATTATACTTAGGAGTAGCAGTAAAGAAATAGCAGCGAACATTATCCAAACCTGCATAAAATTCAGTAGCAGGATAAAAATGTCTTTGAACACTATTATGTGCCTCATCAAAGTATACTGTATCTACATTTATACCACTTTCTTGTATCCTATGAAGTGAATGATACGTGGTAAAGATTAACTTATTATAACGATAACTTTCCTTCTCCCACTGTTTAATAGTATCAGGATTAGTGGTAGAAAAATGATGTGTATCTCCACTATGTACATGCAATATCTTACGCTGAAGCATAGGATGTATTCCTAAAAACTCATCAAAACTCTCACTATGTTGTTGTGCTAATAATATACGTGGAGACACAACTACAATAGTTTTCCTTTCAGGTTTTCTATTAAATACATCCCAAGAACACGCATTAAACTCTCTTTGTGCATCTTTAATCATACACAAAGTCTTACCACCACCTGTAGGGACTATTACCTGCCCTTTAGGATTGGTGACCATAGATTCAATAACACGCTCCTGATGAGGACGCAATTTAATCATTTTAACATACCATACATAAAATCAATTTAAACCACCTTACAGGCGATTCTAGGGACACTATAGGGACACTTTAAACGTCACCCCTTATATAAAGGAATCCATATTTACCAAATACTTTATTAAATCTATCTAAATCTTTACCCAAATATATTATTGCACTCTGAAAGGGTGATGCACTCTTACCTCCACTAAATCTCACTCTACTATTAACAGCAATCCAAGGGTACTTTGCCACTGCTTGCCACCATTTAGTGCTAACATCTAGTTTGATTAATAACACCATTTCCTCTGCATTTCCTGATTCATATTGTAAAGCAGCATAAGGAACCCAAGTTTTACTATCACTATAGGGATGGTTCATGAATACTTTACCATGCCAATCGTGTGCTAATCCATTAGTTTCCTCAGTATAATAATTGAGTGCAGGAACATTAGGATTATTGATATCATTACAGCATGGATCTAAATCAACAGTGCCCTCAAAGAACTTAACAACATCTCCCACAATTTCTATAGGAGTATTCCAAGTATCCTTACGATTACCTGTAGTTGCTGTTAATGCTTTAAGAGCATGTGATGTCATTTACGTCATTTTGAAGGATCAATCAGACCAAACTGTTTAAGAAGTGATTCACCTATTACAGTGGAACCAGCAGATTCATTATGTGAATTGATGATTCTTAATGCACCTATTATGCCAGTAGAGGCACCTGAGATACCATTATACCACTTTTTACGTTCAAAATCAACCAGTTTGTTATCAATATAGTTAAGGATGCTTTTCTCCTTATCTTTCATCTTACCAGCAATTTTTGCTCGTTTAATGAAGTCGTAAAGTGTGCTTAATATCATTATCATATCAGCACGAATAGAGGTAACAGTTTTATTCTTCTTAGGATGTTTCCAATGGTCTGTTTTTTGGAGTTCACTTAACTTAGCACATGCTTTGGCAACAGTTGTAGTGCCAAACTTCTCAATTGCCTTTCTCCATTGATATTCACCATCCATAGGAGTACCTTCAGGGTCTCCTAGGTAATCATAACCCTCAATGTAAATATTACACGAAAATAGATTATCATTATATTTAACAGCATCAGGCATATTAAATGCTAATCCTGCTTTCATTTTATCTACATGCGTAGGGTCTTTGCGAAAAGTATTTAAAGCATAGAATACCTCTGCTTCAATTTTCTCACAGTCTTCAATTGATCTATCTTTAGGATGATCAATATAAAAACATGGCAAATCTTCAGGATATAATGATGCCAAGAGTAAAAGTGCTGTATGTTGTCCATCAACATCAACCTTTTTATCATTAGGACGAATTGCAACAATTAGTGGACGTGCAAATGCACGATTAAATTGTTTATAACTGTTTAATTGTAATGTTGATACTTCTCTTTGAACTTTTAAAGTAACATATAGTTCTGAAGGATCAACTGTACCTGGTCTTAACCATTCACCTGTTACACCAGGAGTGATATTTAGTTTTGATTTTATTGCATTAAAAATAGACGTTAAAGAGACAAGATTGTCATCTTCTTCGTCTGCACACAAAAATGGGATTGTTGTCATTTTATTAAAAATATAGAACGGGTTGGGTCGTTAGTTTAAAGACGTGGAATAATTTCCTTTGCGGTCTTAATGTTATTTAGTATAAACTACTTTAAATTATCTGTCAACTATAGAGATTGATAGTGATTCCAAATAGTCTTAACTCCTGTATGTTTAAAATAATAGGAGTATGCAGATTTGGCAGTAGATTTAGTGATTGTTCTACCATTCCAAGTATTCTTACTCTTACCACCACCTTGACCTTTAGGTCTAATTTCTAATATTTTAACTGTACTTCCTTGATTAACATCTCTCGCACGAATATACCCTCCAGAATTAACTAATGTACGAATTCTTTCAGTAATATGATTATAATCCTTCTCCATTTGTTCATAAATTGAGTTCCATTTTTCATCATAATCTGACATTATAAAATTCTCTCCAAATGTCCACTCTTCCACCTCACCATCTCTATTAATTGGTGCAAAGTGGACTTGCTGAATCTTTTCATAAACTGAACTATCACGAAATGATATATTATTCATTGCTTCATGTAGAATCTCTTGAAGCATTATAATATCACAACATTCATTCGGTTTCCCCTTTTTAAACTTTAAAGTCTTGCAATCTCCAGGATCAGGATAATCGCATCTCTCTGAGGTTGTAGGAATACCAAGATGGTTTTCAAATTTACTACCAACTTGACCCTTATTGTTGGTATCAATATCCCCTAACACTTCAACCACTTTCTTACCCTCACACTGTTGTGCGTTGGCAAACCCTTCTCTGAGTGTTGGTCTTGACATAATAAAATTCCTTTCAGTATAAGGACACTTTAAGCGTCACCCCTTTGTTTTCTTTCTTCTTGCTACTTCCTTAGCAGTTACAGGATGTTTTAACTCACTCTCTTTCTTTTTACCTGTTGCTGTTAATCTAAGGTCTCTAAGTTTCTTTTCACCTTTCTTATATAATGCCTTACGTTCAGCAGTAGTCAGTCCAGATGCCTTCTGTGGTTTATACTTAGGGTCAACCTTAGTTGTCTTTTTACTCAATAACTCATCCGCTGATTTAGTTTTAGCACCCGATTCTCTTGCCTTACGTTCTCTATATGCCTTCTTTTGTGCTTCTCTAGGTGATAGTGCAGCACTACCTCTTTCCTTCTCTGGTTGTTGTTGAGTGCGTGATCTTGGTTTATTAGTACCAATATCACTACGTGGTTTATAATCTTTAGCAGGTGCAGTTTTACCTCCACCTACTGCTTTAGTTCTTTTCTTCTCAACTTCCCTCTTTTTACGTGATGCACGAATGCGTCCACCCTCACCAGGTGCGCGAGATGCTTGACCCTTTAGTTCAGGATCATATGCTTCAGTAATAAACTGTTGAAAAGTTTTCATCATTCAGAAACTACACTAGCACCATTAAATCCACCATTCTTACCATCATTATTAACTAACATGGCAGATGGATTAGAAGAATAAACTTCCCTCTTAGAGTAATCATCAGTCCATTGACAATTACCTCTGTAATAAACATCTCTACCTGCCATAAATGGGCGAGGTCTTTTAATGTGAAAAGGCATCTGACTTAGTTTTTAGTTATTTATCATCAGTTGCCTTTTCCTTTTCCTTATCTTTTTTCAATCCACCTTTAGATACTAATCCATTCTTAATAAAATAAGAAACTCTTTCTCTACGGAGTTTAAGTAAACGATCATATTCTGTTTGTTGATCGTTAGTGAAGCGAAACCCCTGTTTATGCCAGGTTTCTCTCAATTCACGCATTTTTTTAAGAACTTCAGCAGGTCTCATGAATTTAATAATAATTGTATTATAGGGACACTTTATGCGTCACCCCCTTAATTATCACACTCTGAGTAATGTTGAGGATCGGCAAATTCACGAGATTTAATATACTTTAACTCCTTCCAGTTATGACTATAACATAATAATAAAGTGTGAATGAACTTATGACGCTCATTCACACTGTATCTACATTTTGGTTTAGGTTTAACACTAGTTTCAATAGTAATATACTCATCACAAATAAAATAAACCCATCCCTCATCTATACCATATTCACCTTTATCCCATACAACATAGTCATTAACTTGAGGCATGTAAGGTTCATCCATGAAATACGAAGTCAGTTATTTTATGTAGTTTAAGATGGTGGAGGTATAAATCCTGGTCTAGGTTCAAGAGTAGGATATCTAGGATCATCTTGCCATACTATCTTAATATCATTAGGATTTTCACCACCAGCAACATACCCCTTCCACTTTTCTGCTGCCTGTTCTCTTGTTAAATGAATTGCACTATCATCAATCAAATGTAATCCATTAGACGCATTGAGCATAATTTTATACTCTTTTGGTTGATCTGTCATCGGTAGATGTCCTTTATCTCATAAGTATCATATCATATTTACACAAATTCCGCAAGATAATAATCCACAGTTACTTCTAATTTTGCTGCTTCAACTTCACAGTCAGCAATAAACTCATCAATTAACATTTCAGTTGAATTCATTTTAGGGTGCAGTTCACCAAAGTCATTACATTCATTCATTAGTTTTTCTCCTGAGTTAATACTGCTAAAGGAATGTCCACTAATTGTGGTTCATCATAACGTAAATCATAGCATAACCATTCACCATCGTCAAAGATGTAAGCATACTCTTCATTATTATCGAAGAAATCACCATCATTAAGATCTAAACGTGGTTCAGTCTTTTCACCACGGTCATTATAATATTGAACGTGATTCTCAACCTTCTCAAGATTCCAATCAGTATCAGAATCTATACACGAAATATCTCCACCATCAAGCAATTCTGCTACTTGATCTTTAGTTCTGTAATTGTGGCGTAGATGAACACCTAACCAAGTAGGATAACCATCCCAATGATGATACACAGAAAGAATAGCATCTTCTGCTAATCTTAAACCAATTCGTGCTCTTGTTGACATAATAAAAAGAAATAGTTGGGTGAGTAAGGTCTTATCCACGACATCGCCGCTACATTGCCTTACTCGGCGGTATACGCCATCCCTGGGACTTACCAGCACGCAGTGCCCTGGGCACACTATAGGGACACTTTAAGCGTCACCCCTTTGTATTAACCACCATCTATCTGACATCCTACCATAGCACCACCAATGATGCCCGTAGGAATTGCCCACCACCGATCCTTTCCACGAGATCCAAATCCTGCAAGACCACCACCCAAAAGTCCACCAACTAATGTGCCTTCTGAACAATCATTATCATCATACTCTACTACTGTTTTTCTATAAACTTTAGTACTCGTAGCTACATCATCGTTACAAGGAACTTCAACAGTTTCTTTCCACGACTTTACATAACCAGGGTCATTTTCTGTCCCTGGTACATACTCTTCACGATACTCACTTCTATAACATGTGCGTTCATGAGAATATCCTGCCTGAGACTCACCTGCTACTGCTGGCATACAAGAACTCAGAGCAAAAAGAGATACTAATAATAATTTCATGTGGTAACCATTCCGCGTAATGCTTCCATACTTAAGAAAACCCCATCCTTACTGTAATGAAGTTGATAATTTTCTGTAGTTACATAGTAACCTATTATATCCTTTCCATCATCTTCCCAACCATAACCTTTTATCTTTTCGTTAACTCCATCTATCCTCATAGTCTTGCTTCCATTCAAGTATGAGTGGTATCTGTCGTCAAGATTAATCATGGGTTTCTTCCTGGGTGTGTTGATATTATAACACTATCTATGCAAAATCCCAGATTCTTAATATTGTCTTTAGAGTGTAGCAACACTTCTCAATATCTGGAAGGAATACTTGTGTATTCATACCCATATTCACCTAGTTTCTCTTCAAACTCATCATCAGGTGTTTTACCTTCCCAAAAATCCTGCCAATCAGATTGAGAATTAGTTACATCCTTAGTCCCACTAGTTACATCCTTAGTCCCACTACTTTTTCCATTCACTAAGAGTAAAAGTTGTTGTGCTTTCTTAAGACCTTCGTGATGATACTTAACCTGTTCTTGAATTGTATTTACGAGAACCTCATATACATCCTTTGGAATAGCATTTGAATTAAGAGATTCATACAACCATGCTTCTAAATGTTCAAGAGGATTATCCTTGTATTTGTTCGTTGTCATCCTTCAACTCACTTTCTTTAATTTTTCTTTTAACCATTTTAGCAAACCTAACATCCTCCTTGGTGTACCAATCGGGATGTTTTTTTGCTCTCTTGATTATTTTCTTTGCTGCTTTCTTGTCTGTTAGATCCTTCAAGTGTTTCTTTACCGTATGTCCAAGAGACTATTTAGTAAAGTTCCTCTTCTTTACCTAACTGAACCTTACAATCAGATGTAGGATAAGCAACGCATGTAAGAACAAATCCTGCTTCTAATTGATCATCGTCAAGGAAAGATTGATCCTCTTGGTCTACTGTTCCTTCTAAAAGTTTACCTGCACATGTAGAACATGCACCTGCGCGACAAGAATAAGGAGCATCTACACCTTCCTCTTCTAGTGCATCCAAGATATACTTATCATCTGGACACTCTACTGTAGTCTCAGTACCATCAGCGTCTATTGCTGTTACTTGATATGATGCCATGAGTAATAATCCTTACAATCGTGATTTATTTATTTTACCACAGATTTCCTCTGTGGAGCATAATTGTGGTTTCCCACATATATTCTTTTAGGTGGAACAGCAAGACCTTTCACCTTATTTGAAGATACTTCCAATGCTTTAATCGCATCCACCAATGCAGGTGTTTCTTCCCACTCCCAAATCTGATTGTGCTTAGGATTCTTCTTCTCAACTGTGTGTGATCTTAGTGTCATTTGGTTAATTCCTCCAAGGAAAATATACTAAAAAGTTCTAATCCTGCCTTTTCCATAGCATCATCTGCTTCTGTTCCTTCTTGTCTATTCACGATTGCAACTACACGTTCTACCACATAACCAGCATCACGTAGTTTCTCAACCGCTTTTATTGACGATCCTCCAGTCGTAACTACATCTTCTAATACTGTAACACGGGAACCTTTAGATGGCAACTTACCTTCAATCCACGCACCAGTACCGTGACCCTTTGCTTCCTTTCTAACAATTAGGGCATCAATCATCCTATGCTCTAAAGCAGATACCACAGCAACTCCACTCACTAATGGATCTGCACCTAATGTAAGTCCTGCCACTGCTTTGGATTCTTTCTCTATAAACTCTAAGAACATTAAACTTACAAGAGTGAGTCCTCTTGCTGTTAAAGTTACTGGTTTACAATTAACATAGTGCTCACTCTTGCGACCAGAAGCGAGTGTATATTCACCCTTCTTATACGCATCTTTTTTTAAGAGTTCTAAAAATTCTTCTCTCATTATTTTCACGCAAAATAAAAGACCCCACACTTATGTAGTGAGGGGTCATTATCGTTAATTGGACTAATTGTTAAACTAGAACCTCCTTGCACATTCGTTTACATACAGTCGCTGTGTCATCACACTCGATGAGGCACTGAAAATAATCATTTACTGCGGAATCGGGATCGTGTTCTTCTACTTCTGTTTTCCAACCCGCTAATTGATTATAGGATACTAGATTGTGCATTGATGACCTCCATTTTAAACATTTGAACACCATAACCAAAAGGTCTGGTTACATCTTGTTGTCCTCAAGTCTACTATTATTTAGTCAGCAAAGCAACACAAAAAGGGTTCGGTTTTACAAAAATAAATGCCTACGAGTTTATACTTACCGTCTTAACGTCTTCAAATATTCTAATACATTTTCCCTCACTTCCATTAACTCATTAAAACATTTCTGATTATGAGCACATCCACGAAGAGCAGGGTCTGGTTTGTGAACTGACTCAACGTAAAGGTCCAATCCACGATTCCATTTCTGATCTTTAGTCTCTTCTTCACGAATTGAGTTCTGGTCTTTCATAACATTCCGGTTTGGTGTTTACTTTAACAGTTTCGATCAAGTCATCCTTGTATGCGACTCTTGATTTTCTAATATTATCAATCAACTCCTTTGACTCACCACAACTCAGTGTTGCAGCAACCAGCAATTCAATCATCCTATCCTCCTTTGCTATGTATATCTAGGTGATTACCTCCCAATGGTCATCACTACCCTCAAACATCTCAAAGGTATAACGATTAGAAATGGATTCAAGTACCATTTTACCATGCTGACGCTTGATCACTCTGCATGAATGAAGTTTATCCATACAGTTATCAAAGCGATCTTGTGCTAACTTAGAACGTGGTTTAACACAAACAAATTCAGTTTTAACAGAGGTTTTCATATCAAAAAAGAAGGAAACTATCAAATACTACATGGGTTAAATTAACACCCCAGTGCAATACCCACACAAAAGAAAACATGAAGAGTAATTTCTCCATGCCAGTCATGTCTTTACTCATCAATCAATTATAGACTGATAGTAGTATAACCCACTGATACAAGTAAAAGAAATATTATGTGACAGTTCTTAATGTGAATCCCTTAACTAGGTTCTGTTGGCCAACTAACATTCTTAGTATCAGAAGTGTTAGCTGGAAGATCTCTTAATGCCTGACGATATGTGGCCCATTCTGTTTTCTTAGAATTAGAGAGTTGGGAATCAGCAAACTGTGTCCAATCAGAAGCAGCAAGAAGTGAATCCCTAGCAGTTCTAATTGCATCCATACTAGGGCCAGGATCAGCAGTAAAGGCACCAGTACCCGCATTATAAGTATGAGAATACGGTATCACATCGTCATTACAATTCACCCAAGTAAAATCTTCATGCACTGGAAACTCAGCATCCACCACATCTACAATTATTCCCCTATGAATAAGTGCTTTCTTTGCCATTTTTAGTAATACTCCTCAACTACTACAACACCTAGACCACCAGTTCCAGCGTTACCAAATTCGTTAGCACCACCACCACCAGCACCATATGTACCACTCGTTCCATGAGCATAAGTAGGGTCATGTCTGGAACCACGACCACCACCACCCCAGTAACTAGAACCCCCATTACCTCCTGCCTCTTTGAGTCCAGTACCAGGCTGAGAAACTCCCTGACCATCAATATTTAAATCTCCACCTGTTGCAGTACCACCATGTCCACCATATCCACCAGGTCCACCCTGTACGATTCCTCCTCCACCACCAGCAGCACTACAATGAGATCCAAATGATGAAGTACCTCCTGGATCAGACGCAGGAGCAGAACCATTCACAGCAGTACCAGCAGATCCTACCGTCACTGTCTCAGTTGCGCTCAATTGAGGAGCATAAAGGACTTTAATGGCAGTACCTCCACCGCCGCCTCCGCCGCCACCCCTGGCGGGAGGTGCATTACCATGGCCACCACCACCTCCACCAGTTACAAATACGCGAATTTTACTAAGATTATCAGGTTTAGTCCACGTATGAGGGCCCCAAGTATAATAAGTCAGTTGTCTAGCAAATCCTGTGAAAACGCCAACTACAGTTCTTCCACCAGCAGAAAAACCATCTGCTGTAACAATACCCGTGGATACGACATCAGAACAAGAAACAATTCCAACAAAAGTTGAGATACCAGCGTGTTTAACATCCCTAAATGTAGAGAATCCAGTAGTATTAACACCTGCAACACCAGTATCAAGATTAGTTAAATTTGCACCAGAACCATAAAAAGCACTAGCAGTTACGATACCAGAAGCGTTAACCGTACCAAATACAGAATGTAATTGTGTACTAATACCAGGAACAGCAGCAGTTGAAATACCACTTAAGTTAGAACCATCACCATAAAGTTGATATGCAGTAAGGATACCAACATTAAGAATCTTAGTATTATTAACCCTTGCGATTGAATCAGGTCTGGTAGTGCCAACACCAACTGATGTAGTAGTATTAATACCAGCAGCAGTGGTCGCAAATTTACCTGCACTCCCACCTAAAACAGTTCCATCTGCCTTATGGAAACCAGTTGCCGTAATAATTCCTGTAACTCTTGCATCAGCATAAACAAAAAGACTAGTTCCTGCAGCACCAATAGGTCCAACAGTTACAGTAGTAGTTGGATTTGTAGTTCCCAAACCCACTCTACTATTAGCTTGATCTACCTTCAGTACAGATCCATCAGTACCTATCCCCGTACCAAAATCAGCTAAATGAGTTGCATTGGTAATTGCCATGTGCCAATATCTTTCTAGTTATTTATCACAGATACTATTTCTTCACTGTCTTATACATATAATCATTATTAGCAAAATCTGCTTTACCGAAAAGTCTTTCAGCAGTCTCATCAGCATTTAGATAATATTTATCTGCCATCTCATCCAAGAAATCCTCCAAGTCATTAGCATGAGGAAGATCATCATTACCAATTCTCTCATCAGTAAATTGAAGATAACCACTTACTTCTCTAAGGCAAACCTGTGGATGAACACCATATTGCTGACAATATTCAATGGTAGAAGTTGAAGCTCTACCACTCTCAAGAAGATTACGATACATCAATTCAAATCCACGGCGAACGTGATGTTTCTTTTCTTCCTTCTCAAATGCCTGTTCATCCCAATCTTCAATCCCATTCTTTTCTTTAATATTATTATATGCATCAATTAAAG